GATAAATATAGTTTCCCAGTCACGATCCGGGGGTACTTGTCTGTAGTTTCAATAACGATTTCTCGCTTCTTGAATCCTTTCTTCCCAACTTCTTGGGTGTCTCCGATGTGGACGATTGCGCCCGATAAACTATATTTATCCATACTTATATAAATTGATTGGTTAGTAATTACTTGATAAAATCTTTGATAGCCTTTAGTGTAGCCTTATCTACATCATATAGGTCTTGTAGCTTCTCTATACTTCCTTTGTCTGACTCAACCCACTCTACAGCCTTATGAAACTTCTCTCCGTCTTTATGTGATAGCTTCTGCTTCTTCTTAGGCTTCTCTGTAGTATTTACAGGCTCTTTAGTAGCCTTCTTTTCCATTGGTGTAGCCTTTCTAGCTGGAGTAGTTTTGCCATGAGTATTACTGCTATCAGCATCCTTAGTATCATCTATAAGGAAAAGACCATTGAGTGCATACTTTCTAGCGTAACTAGCTGATGACCCAAATGACTGTGCTATATCTATACCCTTTCTGTTTATGTCAATACCTGCCTGAGCCTTAGATGTAAAGGCATTGCCAGGAGAATCAGAGTCCTCAATCATAGCGGTAGCCTCTATATATAATACATCTCCAGCTTCCATAACCTCGTCTGATATATACAGAATTAGATTGTACTTGAGAAGTAGTGGTTTAACTGCCTCTAGGATGTCCTCACAGTTACGGTACTTGTACTTACCGAAGTTGTTGTATTGATTCTTAGGAGCCTTTAGCTCGTTCTGTACTTTAATTAGTTTTTCCATTTGTGTTGGGTTTAATGAAGTCTTCCTTCTCTATGATTTGTTGTTCGATTGTTGATTTGCGTAGATTGTTGGCTATGGTTATGTCCTTTCTTTTATCCCCGTCACAATCAAAACCTTTCAGCATCTTTCTAGTAGCTGCTGCGTTTATGTTTCTTCTGGAATAATAGTCTGGAACTGATTTAGTCAATAGATATGCCAATGCTTTTTCGTCTGTCGCTTTGTCAATCTCTTTAAGTATGTAAAGGGAAGTTTTTAACTCCCTAACCACCTTCATGGTCTTGTATGGAATGTCGATTGTTACTTTCAAAGTTTGCGCTAATTTATGGTTTATACTTAATACTACCAACTCATAGAAAAAATTTTTAATGAGATTGACCCCACTAATAAACCAAGTGCTAGGATGAATAATATTTTGTCTATTAAATCGTTTGATGGTTCTCTCATTCGTATCCGATATTTAAGTTTAATTTTTCTAGTTCACAGGCTATAACAAATGCGTCAGGCTTGGTTACTCTTACATCCAGAACCTTGTTTACACTGTTTGACTTTTCATAGTACCTCATATAACCCTCACCTGCAAAGTGTATCTTGTCAGCTAACTCCTTTGTGAAGTTGTACCTAATGGTATTTTCCATCTCTTTCTTATCCTTGTCAAGTATCTTTATAGCCTGTTTAACGGACTGAAGTTTCTTAGCCATAGCCAACATCTCTTCAGAGCCTTGAACCTCTTCCTGCTCAACCTTATGCCTCTCAGATAGATATTCCTTGTACCCATCATTATCATCAGGCTCAGGCTCGTAGTGCTGAACATAGCCCATCAACCTTTCATACTCTTCTAAATCAAAAGTCTTTACGTCCTGTGCGGCTTGGTAATGCTCTCTACCCCTTATAACCCTAGCCCAGAAATCAGCACCCTTCTCAATAATCATATTGATAATGGCTTCATTTCTTTCTATCGGAAATACCACAAGGTCTCTACCGTCTATTAGGCAAGCAATCTCTCCGTAGTAGGTGTCGGTAATCAACATCTGCTGATGAATCTGTGTAACGTAGTACTCAGGAATACCCCTATCCCACTTCTTGTGTACCCAAGAACTCATAGTCTTAATCTCTAGTGGGCATCTTTCCGTTAGTATTTCATCGCTAGGTGTTCCATCTGGTCTTAGCTTGTATGAACCTTTCTCAATCATTCTATCAAGGTTACAGAATAAGTACGGGTAGTCAGGGTTAACCACAAAACCATGCAGTTGCCTAGCCTTCCTCTGTACTTCTCCACTATCATAATTGTTTATGTAGCCAAGTTCTCTTCCATCGTAGTACTGCCATATATCAGCAACATATTTTTCTAGGTATATCCCATGAAACATAGCAGGGTTGAGGATGTTGTTTCTTGTTTCTGTACCAACCTTCTGATGATACAGTTCCATAGTAGTTGGGCGATAAGGGTTAACCCCACAGATAATTCCTATCTCTGATGCGCCTATGCCATTCTTTCTAAACTCCAACCACTCTGGAGTTCTGTCCATTATTTTAGTTATCCAATCTCTTTTCATCTTCTTTGTTTTAGTTTTATTGTTAGCGGATTCTGTGTCCAAATTGTTTTATCTTCTTCTCTTAAAATTTCAATCACTAACCAAGCAAACCAATATATGATACTGACAGGTAATGTTGTAATAGATATTATTGTTATCCAAGATTTACTCATCTTCTTTGTTGTGTTTTGTTTTTCTTGTGTACTGCTTGCTACTTTTGTGAGTTCGCTCAGTCATTCGCTTCTGAACCTCTCCAAAGTTTCTACCCTCTTCCTTGGTGCGTTTCGCTCGTTTCATCATGTTTGTTTAGTGATTCTTAATGTGTATTCCGAACCATAGCCAGTGAAAACATAATATCCATTGACTATACTTTTTATATACTAAAAGACACACAGTAGGCAAGAAGTCGCATTGTATTGTCTTTTTATCCTTCATGTTAACAGTAGTAATTTTTATCATAATCTTTGTTTTGGTTAATATAAATAATTCAGTCCGTAATCTATTTACGTTTCTTTAATTCCTCACATTTTTGATTGGTCAACGTGGTTATTGTGAGTAGAATATCTAAGTTGGTTTGGTTTGTATTCTTTAGGAATCTATCGGTTGCTAGTGCGCCCTGATCCATTAGGGCTAACAAATCTCTGATACCTTGGTCTGAAATTTTGCACATTCTGGTTTAAAGGTTAGTTCAACATTATACGTTGCACCATGTCGGTGCTTTTCAATCAACAAGTAGGCTACATCTTCAGGAACCAACATACCTTCTTCATCCACTAACTCGTAGTAGCTTGGTCGGTACATAAACTCCACAACATCTGCATCCTGCTCAATAGCACCTGAGTCTCGTAGGTCTGAGAGCATAGGCTTCTTGTCTGCCCTTTCCTCACACTTCCTACTCAACTGGCTAAGTGCTATCACTGGAACATTTAACTGCTTGGCAAGCATCTTTAAGGCTCTGCTAATTCCCGATACCATAGCTTCCTTACTCCATCCCTTCTTCACGCTGTCCTCAATCAACTGTAAGTAATCTATGAAGATTATATCAACACCCTGAGTCTGATGAATCTTTCTAGCCCTAGACCTAATTCCATTTAGGGTGTAAACATCATCTACAATCATCATGTTATCGGTCTTTAGTGGTTCAACTAACCCGTCAAACTGATCCCATTGAGAATCCCATAAGTCACCAGTACGTATGTTCTTTAGCGGTATCTCAGTGTGTATTGATATAAGCCTCTGCATTAGTTGTTCAGCACCCATCTCTAAGGAAAAGAATATAGCCTTCATGTTACCGTTTACAGCTATGTTCAAGAACTCACATAATGCCTGTGCAGTCTTACCCATTCCTGGCCTACCTGCCTTAATTATTAGGTCGCTACGCTGTCTACCAGCATATACAGAATCAATCTTATCAAAGCCTGTAGGCACTCCCGTTATACCTCCACTGCCAATGGATGCTATCATCTTTTGCTTTACCTCATCTAACAGGTCGGTATTGGTTCTAGGCTTGCTTATATCGCTTAGTTCAGCTATACGCTCAACCTCCTTAGATAAGTAGGCAGATGTTTCTAGTGGGTCTACAGCAGGGTTTAAAGCCCTCATCTGTATTTCTGTTGCCAAACTTATCTGTTCCCTAGCTATCTCCTTCTCCCTAATTATCAAGCAATGGCTAACTATGTTACCCATGTCAATAGACTTACCCATCATCTCTACCAACCTTGGAAATGAATCATATCCAAACTCATTCATCCCCTGAGATACAGTTAAGGCATCAATCTTACCACCATCTCTGTCTATTGACATTATAGATGAGTAAGCGTGGCGATTAAACTGGTCGTGAAATGAGGTGTCGGTTATGTGGTCTACACAATCATTAAGGATTGTTTTGTCTACAAGTATAGCCCCAATGACTGAACTCTCAGCCTCTGGAGCAAATGGTGTGTTTGTCATATTGTCTTAGGTTTTTTAAATGTTCCTCCCTTCTTAGATGGATTCTTCTCAGCGTTACGCTCAATAGCGTTAGATGCCCACTTCTTGAATGTTAAGTTAGCATCCATGTACTTACCAACTAAAGGCTTGAAGTTCTCCATGCCTGTAAAGGTATCTGCAATAACCTTCTTGTCGTAATTGTCAAGTATTCTTTTTGCTTGAGCCAATGTAATAGGCTTAGTCATCTTCATTACTCTAGGAGCATCAGACTTCAACCAAGATAATAATTTGCCCTGTGGGCTATTATTGTTTTCATTATTATCATTATTAACATTATTGTTTGTGTTCGTCTGTGGCTCGCCTGTGGCTTTTCTGCGGCTCTTTGGTGGCACTACGTTTTGATATGTTGCCCAGTTTACAACGGTTAGGAGTGTCTTTTTGGTGTCACTGTTTACGGTTAACATACCGTCCTTTTCTAAGTTACTTAAAAACCTACTTACCTTACTCCTTGACCACCCCCAACGGTCAGACATTTTGCGTATAGATGTAATCTTTTGACCTGCTTCCAGTTGAATCATATTTCCATCAAACATAAACTTATTACTGGTGTGGTTTATATGTAGTAATAAGTCTATCCAAGCCCTACCTCTATCAAATGGTTTCTCATCCCACAGCCAGTGTCCTGCTATCTTCCTGTGCATGCTTATCCATCCCTGTTCCTTGTCTGTAGATTTCATATTTTTCTGTTTCATCATTTGCAATAGTGAGTTTGCCATCCCTTATCTTACCTATGATAAGGTCAGGTTCAACCTCCTTGACATTATTAGAGCCTAGGTTTGTAATGGTGTAGCCTGTAACCTCACCATCCAAGTAGCCCTTGTCGTTTATCCAGACATTTGTTTTGAGCCTGACTCCGTACCTTGTCCTTGACTTGTCTATCAGTACCGTTTCGTTGTATATGCCAGTCTTATCTGGCGAGTATTGTCCTTTCATTCTGCTAGTATTATTGATTGAAACACATCATCGTATCTTATTTTTAGTCTTGGTTGTACTCTGTTTACCACATCTACAAATGAGATCATGTTATTGATTGTCATTGTCCTAGGGTTTTTTCTCCACCTTCCTACAGTACTGGAAGATACTCCACAGTGAAATGCTAGTTCTTCTGATGTTAGCCCTGTGGAATCACATATCATACCCACGACTTTTTGACCAAACCTCTGTATCTCAGGTATTTCCATACCTATTCGTATGCGCTGTCTTTTGGTTCTCTTTCTCATCTTAGTAGTCTTTGTATGCCCGAAGGATACCATACACCTCCATTTGGGCTTTCATACCCTGCATCGTTCAACCTCTTAGCTATAGACCTGAATGTATTTCCGTTGTTCCTAAGTTCCTCAGCGAATGGTTTAGCCATCCTGTTGTTCTTGTTTGCCTTAGAGTTACGGGATACCGTCATACTACCTTTAAGCCTGTGTGTGTCGTTAAGGTTGTCAGGATTACCTAATTTTTTGATAGACTTACCTTCCCTTGTCACATAGAATCCATTGTTCTGAATGTCCTCCTTTATCACTGTCATTGCTCCAGTAGTTCTAATGGAAACTAATTCCTTCTCACGATCCATCCCGGATCGTGACTGGGAAAC